GTTATTCGGCGCGTAGCTAGTTCCGCTGTAGTTAGCGTTGATAGTGGCCGATTCTACCGTGTAATACTTATCAAGCTCTTTTTCAGCGAGGATCGAGATTAGCTCGTCTCGGAGGCTATTAGTCAACTCGTCAGGCGTTGCACCGTTCACGATGATGGCGCGGTTCTCACCTGCCACGGAGACGTAGAAGACCTGGACCGAGTCGGGGACATAGCCGACTCTAGTAAGACCGTCAGCGCTGATAGTACCAGTAGGGACGTTGGACTCTTTAACAAACGAAGTATTCTCGAGGTCATAACTCCAATACGCTGCGTCGGAATCTGCCCATTTGTCGCCAGCACCAACGCCAGAGCTATAGTCTTTCGAAACAGCTACGAGCTTATCATCGACATAGGCGATGGACTTGGAGTCCAGATAAGCCTTCAGAATGTCTGACTGATCGGTAGCCGGATCATAAGTACCCGATGACGCGGCATTGGCAGCGGCGATGAACAGGCTAACGGCCGAGCCATCAACATAGAGAATAGGCTCTCCAGTAGCAATCTCCCTACTGTTGCAGCGGAAGCTGATATCTTTCACCGAAGTGTATAGCCGTACTACACCGGCAATGTTGATATCCACAGGAGATGCATAACCGGTGTCGCTGAAGTTATAAGCGACAAAGCGGTCGACCTGAGGGAGGTAGCTGTTGTCACGCGAGAAGATGCGGAATTTACCCTGAGTCGCCTCGGTCGCGGTTTGTTCTACAGCGTAGAAGTCAGAAAAGCCGTCGGAATCTGCTGAAGAAAGGTAGTTAAAAAGGTCGCGGGCATTATCGAGCTGGTCGATCCCCGTAGTAGTAATAACCTTAATCTCATCACCATCTGCATCGGGCACGTTAATAGGAGTACCGAAGTAACGACCATTAACCTTTATAGCAAATGCATTATACCCCGCTCCCGCAGAGCTTGCGCTAATATCGATGACGGTCTCTGGAGTCGGAGTTACACGAGTGAAATATAGAATGCCATTTACACCAACGTTATCAAAAAACCCCTTTACCGAGTCGTAAGTTGTCAACGCACCGACACTGGCACTGGGGGCCGATCCACCAATCTTGCGAAGAAAATCATCAGCCGATGCGACCTGAGTCGGGGTGTAAGGTAAAAATTCTGAATAAACCCCGTCACTATCACTACCATAGTACTCATCTGCCGGCGTAGTACCGAACAAATATCCTACAGCGTGACTAGCAAGAGGCTGTGGAAGTCCACCCGTCGCGGCTTGGGAAATAAAAACCCCGGGACGATTCAGTGAACCCACATTAGTTGTGATGGAAGTAGCCAAGGAAAACTCTCCATATGCGATAGTCCTTTCAATAAGCTTTCAACTAAAAATCATTACAATTTACACGGCACCGGCAGAAGTGTACTGATCATACAATTTCGTCATGATCCAATCAGAACAGAGATCTCTGCCACACTTCGAATTTCCCATTACCCTTATAGTCCTACGCAGGAGTTTATTAAAATCCTCAGGGTCGATAACAAAGGAGATCAGTTTTACGAATCGCTTCAGTTCTTCCTGATCCCGGTTCAGGGAAATTTCATACAAGACTATCATATACTTTAATACATCATGCGCATCAATTTCATTACTGAAGTGTTTGAGGTGAGGTTCAGGCATCACTATTCCCTATCTGATCCATTGCATCTTTGTGTATTTTGCATAAAACGACAAACTTCGACATTGGTACTGACTCCATAGCTATTAAATTCTCAAAAGATCCGTTTTGCACAGAGTAACACTGACGAAGCCAAATTTCCTTCGACATATAGTTATACAGTATATGTTGTCTTACCTCGGAATAAAGTGATTTTATAGCCCGAGGAAGAAAATGAGAGAAAGTTATAGATTTATTGGTGCAGAGATAAGAGAGTATCTCGGTGACTTGTTGACCAGAGATAACCTCCTCTTCGTCCCCTGTAAATATCATATCGAAATACTCTAGGTCGCTGCCCCTCATATCGCGAAATGATACGCAACGGCCGGAAGAATCGTAGCACGATATGGTGTAGTCAGAATTTCTCTTAGTCGTTACTTTTCATATCAGAGGTTTCATCCTCCCCTTTAAGCAGGGGACCCATAGCTTCCCCTAGTTTTTTGATTTGCTTACCTCTGAGTCTTTTGGCATCTTTCAAGGTGAGTTTACGGCCACCACTGTCCGGGCTGTGCAAGATGCAGATAATCTTTAGCGTCGCTTCGATCTCATCGATCGATTCGTCAGAGGAGATCTCTTCAATCGCAATTAGCTCGTCTGCATTTGGTTCTTTGAGGGAGAGAAATTTACCAGGGTAAATCTCTACAGTGACGATCTCGGGTTCCCCGAAGTCGAATTCGTTGGAGGAGTTTTTGGCCAGAGATTCCAGCTCTCTAGTCGATTTGGATGTTAGTGGCATACTGGTTATACAATCACGTACTATTAACTTTCAACGGTTTTTTGCCATTTTGCGTTGAAAGCATGGTAGAGGGAGAAGTTGATTTGGCTGTACAAAAAAATCCTTACCAGCACTGGGGCGATGAGAGCAGCGAGTCGGATTATCGGTCCCGTGAAACTCAAGCTAGTGCGCTTACAAGGCAGATGCTTAGGCAACCCGAATATCTGTTGCGCAGCAACAGGGTAAACCCGGGGCCGTCACGAAATCTCCGCGCTCGCGCTGCTGATTCAGTGGCTCAGGAGCCCCATACACCTTGTAATGAGGAAATCTGGGGTTGGCAGCAGTGGACGCAGACTGAGGATTACCTCACATCCTCCGATGTATCCAGTAATCTTCTAGAAGAGTCCACGGACTCCTCGGACATACCGGGCTGCGGTGAAAGCTAAGTAGAAGAAGTATTAAGTGTACTATGGCTTACTATGACAACCCGGGCCAGGTTAATGACGAGGCCATTAGTATTGTCGATGGAAAGACTTTTCAGGTCATCCAAATCGCCGACAGCACTGGTACCATCGTCGACCCTGCACAGGGTTCTGTTGTGTTCGATGGCGAAGTTACCATTGATAATGAAGTTGAGATAAAAAACGATTCGGGCAACCCCGTTCCCATTAGCGATTCAGGTGGTAGTCTAACTATAGACTCCCCGGACCTGGGCGAGGCGGACTCTGCAGTAGCAACGAATGATACTGGAACATTTAGTCTGATATCGCTGTTTAAACGTGCATTGCAGGGAATCACTTCGATCATAGGGTATGTCGATGGCGTCGAGGGTCTGCTTGGCACGATCGACACTGATACCGGATCGATTGACGGAAAACTGCCCAGCGGACTAACAGTTGCAAGTAATAAGTTAAAGGTGGACGGGTCTGAAGTCACTCAGCCCGTTTCAGTTAGCGGAGTAGTAGGCACCATTACCGGTCTTGAGGTCCCAGCTCATGATTACATCGACATGAGTTATACTGGAGATAATATGACAGGCGTTGTCTACAAGACTGGCGGTTCTGGCGGCACGACTGTAGCGACATTGACCCTTACCTATGACGGTAACGGTAATATTACATCTCTGACCAAGAGCTGAGAAAATAAATGGCAGTAAGATTTAACCCTATAACCGGTAACCTCGATCTTATCGATAAAACGGCGGCTTCCGGTACTAACGGAGAGATTCAGTATAATAGTGAGGGTAAGTTGTCAGGAACAACTGGCCTTAGTTACGATAGTACATCGAGTACTGTTTCTATATCCCTAAACGGATCAGTATTTAACTTAAACACCTTGCTTAAAGGTCTCGCTGAGGCCGAATCTATCAGGGTGCAGGGAAGTTATAGTATAGGAGTACCTGGAACTGTGCCCTTCGGTGTAGGACCTGTAACATCTACGGGCATGGAACTCGCCCCCCTCGGTCTCGAGCACTACAACGTCATAGATATCAGATCTGGCAGTTTCTGTTGAAAGCTAGACAGTAGAAACTTTAACTGTCATGGAAATTAGGTACTACAAGGTGTTACCAGAACACCTCGGTCCTGCCGTTCAGCCCCCAGATTCTGACGAATTGGGGAATCCACTATTTTCTGCGGTCTGCCTAGAACGGACCGAAGATCCTGATGCCAATAATCACACAGGATATGATTACTGGGGAGCTTATACGGAGGAGTCTTCTCTTCTCGATGATTGGGAAGAATCTAATAGTATCCTGGTGAGGATAAGTTATACCGAGCTACCTAACCCCGTAACCGCTTTTCCATATCCTTTCTACGAAACATCGTATTCCCCGGTCCGTGCTCGCGACGATCAGGGCAGGTATATCGCTGACGACCCAGCTACGCCCGATATCAATGAGGCGTGGACTTGAACACAAAATTAACCATGTCAACTATTATCTCTCCATTACTCAAGGTTAAAGAACGTATCACCGGGCCGTCAGGAGTCTACGGCATCGATAATGCGTGGTACGGCTATATCGATGAGTTCAAGTATACCATTGGCTTAGCCGGTCTCAGAGGGTTCGGTGTAGGATGTTGTCACCCAGAGCTGTTGCCAGACGACATCGCTGAGCTGCCCGGTACCACCGACCGCTTCAGCCAGAACTACGGCAACTATATTCACTTGCCTTCGGCAAGCATTGTGTGTTTTATCCCTGCCCACTATATTGATATTCAAGCTCCAGGAAACACAGACGCCCCGAGCTATGGCACGAAAGTGGTGATTAGCTCGACTCAGAGTGGGAACAATGTCCTCGCTAAAGCGTTTAGGAATGGCGGCAGTGAGTTGGCCGGTGTATTTGTCGATAAATATCAGGGCAGTAATGTAAAGCCAGACGGATCGGGGGTCCCGAATAGTTCGGACGGGTTGCCCGGAACTTTACCGAGCAGTGGTGGTGTCTTTGCGTCCCGCCCCCTGCACTGGCCCGTGTCAGCCATCGGTCTTAGCGGCACTCTCCGGAGTCCGTTCAGTTACTGCAATAGTACGGTGCTAAATCCGGCTGCGACAACACCTTCTAACAACTACGGAGGCTCATGGGCAGTGTGTCAGAGTCGCGGCAGTGAGTGGTATCCAACACCGATCTGGTTGCGTATTCATCTCGGCTACCTCGCCCTTGCTCATGCCCAAGCCCTTCTCGATGGAACGGGAACACCCGTCGCTAATGCGACGGCTAATGCGGCCTGGATGGATGTCGCCCCTTACGCGCCGAAGGGTAATAACAATAGCGGTTTTGATGTAAACAAGACGTCACTGGTGTTCTCCCGCACCGATGTCGGTGGTAACTCTAGCGGTTGGGCCGGAGAGTCGGCTCGCGCATTTACCGGCGCCGCGAGAATCGGCAACCTATCAGCGGTTGAACACACCACGCATAATGGGCAGCTATGTGGTATTGTGGATGTGAACGGTAATCAGTGGGACATCACACCGGGGTTAACAAACGTAGGCGGTGTAAATACCGGCTACAAAGTCTTCTCCGACCTTGACGACTACACCACTGTATCGAGTAATTCCGATATTACCGGAGCGGCTAATGTTATCAGCTTGGCAGCCGACGTATCTGACGACGGGGTGTGGTGGGGAAATGACAATGCCTGGATCTACCTTGTACCCGATGTGGGTGGCACATATCATCCGAGTTCTACGTGGGCAGCTAATGCGACGCGTAAGGCTATGGCGGAGTGCGGTCTTCCAAGGGAAGACGGTACGAGTACGTCGCAGACTAGCACTAATATCTTCGGTGGCGACGGTTTATATAGACGGCATCGTAGTGATTTGCTTCCGCTTGTTGGCGGTCGCTGGAGCCGCGGCGCTCTTGCGGGCTCCTTTGCGGTGACTCTGAACAACGTCTCCGGCAACACGAGCCAGAACGTCGGCCTCCGGTCCGCCCGCTTCCTTTCCGCTTAGAGTGCGATAGCACTCAATCCTTATGAGTAATACTTCAGACCCCTACCTTCTTTGTCAAAAGAGGTGTCGAGAACTCTGCATATACTTGAACGCTGTCACCCGCAACATGCCAAAGTATGAGAAGTACGTTCTATCGGCAAAAATTCGAGATTGCGGGTATACTATGCTAGAGTTAGCAGTCTGCGCTCAGTTAAAATTTTACAAGAAAACCGACCTTACTAAATTAAACGTGCAAAAACAACTTTTAAAGCAATATATTCAGCTCTCCCTTGACTGCGGATATATTAATTTAACCAGATATCGCCGTTCTCTCCGCCTGCTCGATGATGTGGGAAAGCAGCTTGCCTGTCTTTTTACTCTCGAGTGAGGCAAATCCCTATGCTTCCGCATGTTGGCGGTAACTGGAACAACGGCGCTCATGCGGGCTCCTTTGCGGTGAATCTGAACAACGACTCCGGCAACACGAACCAGAACGTCGGCCTCCGGTCCGCCCGATTTCGGCATATTTCACTCCCGAGAGATGGGGGATCTAATACTCTATCTCGTGTAGTGCTGAAAGGTGGGACTTTGTCTCGGACGCTACGCGTCCGAACTACTAAGGCATAGGTATTCCAGTAGCTTTGCGACCGTCTTTCTATGCCACAAAAAATTAATGGTACATGGGAACAGATCTGCACGTTTGAGTCGTTACACCAGGCTTGGCGTGAGGTGAAGAGGGGTAAGTCGGAAAGAGGTATAGTGCTTCGCTATGAAAACAATCTGGCTTGTAATTTAGAGAGAGTATTAGAGTCTTTAAAAGACGGCTCTTATAATCCTAAACCTCACCACGAATTTATCTTGCACGACAACAAAGAACGCTTAATTCAAGCCCCGCACCTTGAAGACCGAATCGTTCAACATGCCGTCTGCAATGCTATACGTATTCCAGTACAGAACAAGCTAATTGACCATACATACTCCTGTTTAATTGGCCGTGGTGTTCACAGGTGTTCGGGTCAGTTGAGTAGATATCTCAGATCAGAGAAATATTCTTATTATTTAAAAGCCGATGTCAGCAAATTTTTTTATAGCATAGACCACGAGTTGCTGATGTCAGAAGTAAAAAGAATATTTAAATGTCAAAAAACTATAGATCTTCTCGATCTTTTTGTCAAAGTAAACAATACTACCGGGCACGGCATACCTATCGGGGCCAGTACGAGTCAGATACTGGCCAACCTGTCTCTTAACCCTCTAGATCAATATGCCAGAAGGGAGTTAAAGTTAGACACATATCTTCGATACTGCGACGATATGGTAGCCCTATTTAAGACCAAAGAAGAAGCTATTATAGCACTTTCAGAAATAAAGAGTAAACTAGAAGAACTTCGTTTCTCTCTGAACCCCTTCTCTCACATTGGTCGAGTGTCTTCAGGCATAGATTGGGTAGGTTATAGACATTGGCTAAAGTATAAATTAGTGAGAAAATCTACGATTAGACGTATCAAAGACAGATTGCCACTGTCCCGAGAAGCCAGGACTTCTTACATAGGGCATGCTAAGGGGACAGCCAGCTTGGACTACATTACTATCCTGTGCCGATAAGCCGTTGAAAGCTCAGTAAGAGGGTAAACCCAACAATCTCAATGTCTCATGCCAACCACTCGTTCACAAAAGCCCAAATCTCTGCATGGCACGAATGGGCCAGACGTAGAGAGTCTGGACGAAGAGAAACAACAAGAGTCACCAACACCAGTCTTGTTGAAGCAAGAAGAACAACAAGCCCCCGAACCGGCTGTAGCAGTTGTCGAAGACTCCGGTGAGAAAAGTAAGCCCAGTGTTCTGTCCGCTGAGGATAAAAAGCTCGCGGATAAGATGACTAAAGAGATAGCTAAGTATCTCGGTCTTAGCGGTAAATCCCGCTCTATAAAACTATAGCCGCCGTGTTTAACACTGAGCAAGAGAAGGAAATTCTAGCCGACTCACTGAAGCGCTCCGGGGACCCGGAAAGCGTTATTTATTGTCTTGAGACAATAGCGAATAATCACAGCCCTTTCGCCCTCTATATAGCCACCAAGGACCGTAGTAACTGTACCTGGATATTTGACCCTGACACTGTATACGAATTGATAGGGGGAAAAGACATCCACGATAAGACTTTCCGCTCTCTGTTCACTAATGACATAGAGAGGCGCGAAGGTATCCTTTTCTATATCTTGAGAAAGGTAGGACCTCTAATCTCTGTTAGAGTATCAGAGAAAACGATACTCGATGTCATAGACTACCTATCTTAACCCCCCATTTCAATATAATCGAGTGTCACAGTAATTTCCTGTGCCGATCCGCTTTTATTTACCACCTTGGCGTAGACACTGGGACCTGGAACTGCGTCATTGTTCCATCCTACAACGCCAGGAGATAGTCTTTTTGTCTCTTCACCAGTAGTAATAACCTCGGCAATAACCCCGGAGTGGGCTGCCGGATCCGTACCCTCTGCCCGACTAGAATCCGCAGTTCT